CAATTACATTTTCTGAATATTTTTTCATTCCTTTTAACGCATCATTAAGGCTTCGTAAGTCACTAGAAATAAGGTTATACATTGCCTTACTACCGTACCATTGTAGCCTCAATTTAGGTCCCAATTCATAAGACTTCAAATTTGAATACTTAGAGGCTTTGCTTTCCTTTTCTATAAACGCTTTTTCACCTTCATGCTTTTCTTTAGCCCATTTTTGATGGTCGTCAATTATTTTCTTATCGAATTCTTTAAACGCTTTTTTTATTTTCGCTTCCATATCAGACTTGGATTCAGTAAATAGAGTAAATTTTAACATATTACTTTCCTACAGATTCTTAACAATATATTTATATTGTTAATCAAGTCCTAGTTTGGACCTCGCTATGATATAAGACTTAACAAGGTCTGATCTTACAATATCTTCTGGCAAGAATTCGACAAAATCGAACTGTGCCATTCTATCTATAATCTTTAAAAAATCTCTTAGACCACTTAACTCTTTCTTACGCTCACTTGTCAAGTCATCTTGGCGAACATCACCACGGAATATAATTCTACAGTTCTCACCTACTCTTGTCATAATAGAATGAAGTTCCATAGCACTCATGTTCTGTACTTCATCAACAATGATAATACAATCATCTAGTGTAATACCACGAATGAATGAAGTCGACATAAATTCTACTAAATTTTTTGTTTTTAAAACATCGTAGGCATCGCCACGATGAAATAACTTACTTGCAATATCATAATATGGTGCTTCATATACCTTCATCTTTTCTTTTTGATTACCAGGCAAGAATCCCATATCTCTTGTTGGTACTACTGACCGAACAATAAAAATCTTCTTTTGTTCTTTTTGCTCAAGTACTGTCTTTAATGCTAGATACATTGCGATAAATGTCTTACCTGTACCAGCAATCCCATGAAGCATTAATTGATAACCGTTATCCCAAGATTCAAAAACATCTTCTTGTGCTACAGTCATCGGTTCAATATTTGAAAGGTTAAAATTTCCTCCTACGGTTAAGTTCCCAGACTTGTCCAAGACTTTATCTTGGCGAAGTTTTCTTTTTTGTTTTTTTGTTAGGCGCTCTGGGCTTGCAAGCATGAGTTATCCTATTTGGTTTGAATTGTTGATCCCCTATGCGATGATTTAATTTTTTTCAAAACGTCGTTGAACCCTCTATCAGTTTTACCAGTGACACTACCAGTTCCACTTACAATCATGGGCGCAGACAGTAACATTCTATATTCACCGCTGTTTACGAGTTTTTGTGCTTCCTCCCATGTACATAAGTCTGTATGAGTATCACCAGTCTTTAAATGCTCAAAAGTATACGTTGGCATTACTGTTCTCCAGTGATTATGTTGTATATATCTTTCCAGTTCTTTGCTACTTTTATTTTTGGATTTGGATCCATTGCATAATGCTTATTATGCTCATGCTCTACTAATATTGGCTTTAGATTAAACTTCAAACCACATTGAACATTCGTGACAGAATCTTCAATCCACCAACATTCCGTGTTACGATACATCATCAACTCTTCGTCTTTATCTGCTCCTGTATCAAGACAGGTAACAAACTCAAAACAAGTATCACCGAAAAGTCTTGCTAGATTCTCTTGTCTCAGATAACCAGCATATTGGTCTCTTGATAATGATGTAATAACTCCAAAAAGATAACCATGTTCTTCATGGAGTTTTTTCACATATTTTATAGCATCACGAAGAGGTGGTAACCAACCAATTCTAGCACTTTCATTAAATTCAGTTACGATTTCAGTGGCGTGTGCTTTATCTCTCACCTCAATGTAACGATTATGGACATTGTATTGTTGCTCAAAGTCATCAGTAGGTGTATAACCTCTGTCTTCCATATACTGAGCAAAGCGGTATTTCCAATCTAGGAGAACACCATCACAGTCTGTCAATATCAGTTTATCGTTCATACCCATATTCGTCATGTTGTTCACGATTTTTGTTTTTGAGACGCCGCCTTTCTTGGTAAACGTCTTCTTTCATTCGATAAGAAGTTTTTCTCTTCTTACTTCTGCGGTCAAATCTATCTGAGTCATCGTCCCAGACATTCCTCTCTCGCCGATATGTTTTACCCATCGCTAGACTTACTATCCTCCGTTATTAGATTTGGAAATGCTTCATTAATTGTCTTCACAGTCAATCCTTTGATACGCTTCTTATCTTTCATATTAATAAGAAGTACCGCATCATCTTTATTGACTGATTCAAGTAGTTCAATAAAAATTGTTTCTCGTCTAATTGGCTGTACGTTTGTACCTTGCCCTTCATAAAAATAAGGAATACGCCGAGAGTTACTAAACAGCATGCCCTGGTCGTCTACATATTCTGATGGTTTATATGGGGGAGCGCCTTCTGGCAGTAGGCATTTGAGAGTTGGATCATACATTGCCTTGAGCACGGTCTTTATTGCTCGTGCTTCGTTTTTCTTTAACCATTGGACTTTTTCATCCTTGGTTTTCATCTTAGATGCTTTGTCTAAGATTTCTGATACTGAAAGTTGCATTTAAAAATCACCTATGTTTTCAATAAGATTTTTCAATCGTTTTTCAATGAAGTAATTAAACATCTTCGAACGATCACCTGAGTTCTGATTGTATTTATCAATTACCTGTTCTTGGATATAGTCAGGAACCATTGATAAATCAATCATTGCTTTGTTACGTTGATAACCACGAAGAGCAGTTTCATTTGTCAGGTTATCACTTTCGATATCTGTCATATACTGATCAAGTCGTTTCTTCGTCAAAGGCTTCTGACGACTGCCCATCACAAAGCAATCATCAGGTGATAGCATATTAGGAACGCCATCGCCAGAGTCACCTTTCATTATGTGCTCTAATATGTATTGATTAGGATTAGCGTGACGAATCCAACGCTTACGAATAGGATCGTATTGCTTTACGTTAGCATACTTATGCAGTTGGATATAGTCTTTATCAGCAGAGAGAATCAGAATCTCTTCAGTATCTTCTGCATTTAAGTGTACTCCGAACTCATGACAAATCGTACCGATAGCATCATCTGCTTCTGCTCGGTCGACTTGAATCACTTTGTAAGGAAAGACTTCTTTCAGTTCTTCACGAACTAGATTGAGAATACGAAAGAGTTCATTCCAGTTTAAGTCTGATGCCTCACGAGCCTTCTTACGATTTGCTTTATAGTAAGGAAAGATGTCACGACGCCAGTAGTTTTTATCATCAAAGCAGAGAATCAATTCTCCATAATCTTTAACAAATTTCTGACGATATGACCGTATTGAATTAAGTACCATATGGCGAATGAGACCTTCCTCAAACTCCACACTATGATTACCAATTTGAACCATGATATTCGATATCATCACTTGGTTCATGTCAACGAGAATCACTTGTTTATCCTTTATTGTTCACTACACATAATATATATGATTTAAAAACAAATGTCAACCTAAATTGACGATAAAAATTGAATCCATTCAGAAGAACGCCTATCCCAGTTATAGAACGCATCAATATACTGCTTTTGATTTTGGTATATTGCTAACGAATCGACTGATTTATTTTGTAAATCACGCACTGCAGCATTTAAATGAGCATAAAAACGATTCGCATGAATGTTCATATCCTCATGAAACTGATACATCATCGTCCAGTTAGCAGCAGTCTCAGGCAAAGCAGCAAGATTTGGATGAATACAAAGACATCCAGCAGACATTGCTTCAATCAACGCAATACAAGAAGTCTCTTGCCAGATTGATGGATAAGCAAAGATATGAGATTGAGTTAGTGCTTCACGTATCTCTGAATTAGGCACAGTCCCATGATATCGAATCTTTGGATGGTTATCGAGTTTCTGAAACAATTCTCTATATGGTTCATCTCTTGCTTCCCATCCATAAATCTTAAATGAACTATACACATCAAGCTCAACATTATCATTGTGCTTAGATAACTCTTCGAATGCGACATAGAGAAGATTTAAACCACGATGTGGTGTCGTATGATAGATGATTCGAATCGTATC